ATGCGAATAACATCAACGGGAAATGTTGGTATCGGAACGACTAATCCATCAACTTTATTACAATTGTCAGGTACAGGAGGTAATGCTAGTGGTTTATCTTTTTCAAATACAAGTGGTGAAATTGTAAGACAGTATTTTAGCGATGCTAGTGCTGATAGTGATTTCTTTATAACATATGATGGTACAGGGGGAGCTGAAATAACTTTACAGCATGATGGTGATCTTATTTTAAACGGTTCTAACGGTGATAATGTAGGTATAGGAACAACAACTCCAGCTGAAAAATTAGAAGTATCTGGTGGGAATATTAAAATAACAAACACAGGTACAGCTAAATTAATATTAAGAGGGGATAGTAATAATTCTGGAGATTCAGGAAATCTAGATGGTATTATTGATTTTATCCATGATGAGGGCTCATATGGTTATAGACTGAACACTGAAAATCATAGTGGTAAAAATGCCTTTCATATACAAGACTATCAAAATAGTTCGTATCTATCCAGAATATATATAGCCCAAGATGGTGAAGTTGGTATTGGAACAGATTCTCCGGCTGAAAAACTAGTGGTTTCGGGAACTGATGATGTTAGTATTAGAATAAATTCAACTAAAAACGGAACGTGGACAACGGATCAATTATTAGGTGCGTATGAGTTTTTTGGCAATGATGCATCTGGAGGAGGTGCTCAAATAAAAGCAAAAATAGATTGTTCGTCAGTAAACCAATATGGTGCGGGGTTTAACATGAGATTTTTTACTGCTAGTGGGGGCGTTGGAACAAGTGCATCGGAACGAATGCGTATTAGGTCCGATGGAATCGTTTTAATTGGAAAAACAACCACCGGTTATAACACGCAAGGCATTGAATTCCATGGAACAGGGTTGGGTGTGTTTACAAGATCAGGAAATGTACCTCTACTTGTTAATAGATCCAGTTCAGACGGGACAGTAGTTTCAATTAGAAATGACAATTCACAGGTTGGGTCAATTAGCGTTTCAGGTACAACTACTTCTTTTAATACTAGTTCTGATTATAGATTAAAAGAAAAAATTATTGATTTACCTAATGCGCTTGATAAAGTACGACAATTACAGCCAAAACGTTTTAACTTTATTTCAAAACCTGAACTAACCGTAGATGGATTTTTAGCACACGAAGTTCAAAATATAATTCCTGAAGCTGTACTAGGTGAAAAAGATGCTGTTGATGAAAATGGCGAGCCGGAATATCAAGAAATGGATAACTCAAAAATTGTACCTTTATTAGTCGGCGCAATTAAAGAATTAAAAGCAGAAATTGAAACTTTAAAATCACAAATAAACTCATAAAATGGCAACAACATATTCATGGAAAATTAATGCATTAGACACATACCCAACTAAAGACTCTTTAGCGGATGTTGTATATAGTGTGCACTATTCTTATATAGCTACATCTGATCAAAATGACTCTGACAACAACCCTTATTCAACTAATTTTATAGGTGTTGTTCAAATTGGAGATCCTGATTCTAAAAATTTTACTGCTTTTGCAGATTTAAAAGAGTCAACAGTAGTTGGGTGGATAGAAAGTGTTTTAGACGTAGCGGCTATGAAATCATCAGTTGATAGCGCATTGGTGGATATAATTACGCCTTCATCAGTTACTAAAGAAGTGCCTTGGTAAAAAACAAACAAAACAAGTAATTATTTAACGTATAGATAATCAGTTTAATTAAATAAAATTATTATGTCAAAAATTAAAAAAGAAGAGCTTGAAAAGCTACAAGGAATAGTTAAAGAATTAAATAAAATCCAATCGCAATTAGGAAGTATTGAGCTTCAAAAGCACGGGTTATTGCATGAATCCGCAGGGTTGCAAGACGGATTAAAAAAACTGCAAGATGAACTTGAAGAAGAATATGGCAAAGTTACTATAAATCTTGAAGATGGCAGTTATACAGAAATAACCGAAGAAGATGAATCTGATAAGGAAGATTAGTATTGGTAGAGACTATAAAAACGAAGCTATGCATTACTCCGTAGGTCAAGAAGTCTACGGAGGGCATACTATTTGCGATATAGTTGAAGCTGATGATAAATATAGTATTTATATTAAAAAACATAACGACGTGCTGCCTTGGAAAGATTTTAATAAAAATATGGCAGTAGCAGTAGAATACAACCTAGAATATTAATGCGAAGTATATTTAATTTTATTATAGCCCCAAAAGAAGATAGATACAATAATAAAAAATCTGTAGGCAGTAAGGAATTAATACTAAATACCGAAATATCCGATCATAGATATGTAAGCAGAAACGGCGTTGTTCTTGAAACACCTGTTGAAGTAAAAACAGATATTAAAAAAGGTGATGAAGTTATATTGCATCATAATGTTTTTAGAAGATGGTATGATGTATATGGTGAAGAAAAAAACCGTAGAGGGTTTTTTAAAGAAAACGAGTACTTTGTAGACCCATCCCAAGTTTTTTTATATAAACGAAATAAAGAATGGATAGCGCCAAAAGGATATTGTTTTGTAAAACCTATTGAATCAATAGATAAGTTTGATACAAACCCTGAAAGACCTTTAATAGGCATAATAAAGTTTGTAGACAAAGAGCTTCAAAAAAACGGTATTAATAAAAATGATCTTGTAGGTTTTACGCCAAGCAGTGAATATGAATTTGTTGTTGACGGCGAAAGAATGTATAGGGTGTTAACCAATTCAATTTCTATTAAATATGAATATCAAGGAGACGAAACAGAATATAATCCGAGCTGGCTACAAAGCAGTTGATGAGCTTATACATGTTGCAGAAGAAAAAATCATAACAAACACAGAAGACGATGTTTCTGCAGATAGGCTTAAGAATGCAGCGGCAACTAAAAAGCTTGCAATATTTGATGCGTTTGAGATTCTAAATAGAATAGAAGAAGAAAAAGCAATATTGTTAAATAAACCTAAAGAAGAAAAAAAAGAAGCATTTAGCGGTTTTGCAGAAAAAAGATCAAGATAATGTACGAGCAAACTTTATTTGAGGTTATTGAACCGATTAAAATAAACACGCTCAAACGTCACAATAAAGCGCGTAGATGGAAATATGGCTATGATAAAGAAAATGATATTGTAGTTATAAGTAAGACGGGGCAAATTGGCGATGTGTATAACATACAAAATTTAAAGATTGCGCTGCCTTCTATGCCTACAAAGATTACTAAGGGAGAAAACAAATGGTTTAAGCGTGAATACCCTAAAGAGTTAAATAGAATAAAAACAATCTTTGATTGGAAAAACTATCCGGAAGAATTCAAAGATCAATGGGAATCATATATAGATGAAGAGTTTAAAAGACGCGATGAGGGCCACTGGTTCTATAACAAGGACAAGCCTACTTATATTACTGGCACTCATTACATGTACCTGCAGTGGAGTAAAATTGACGTTGGGGCCCCTGAATTTAGAGAAGCAAACAGATTATTCTTTATATTTTGGGAAGCATGTAAAGCCGACATACGGTGCTATGGAATGTGCTATCTCAAAAACAGACGCTCTGGCTTTTCATTCATGGCATCATCAGAAGCTGTTAACATGGCAACAATATCGTCCGATTCACGGTTTGGCATACTGTCCAAATCTGGGGCTGACGCTAAGAAAATGTTCACAGATAAAGTTGTTCCAATATCCGTTAACTACCCATTCTTTTTTAAACCAATACAAGACGGTATGGATCGTCCCAAAACCGAGCTCGCATATAGAGTACCCGCCTCAAAACTCACGCGTAAATCTATACAGTCAGGGCAGACGCGGGAAGAGTTACAAGGGCTTGACACAACAATCGACTGGAAGAATACGGGCGACAACTCCTATGACGGTGAGAAGCTCAAGCTCCTCGTACATGACGAATCGGGTAAATGGGAACGGCCGGACAACATCCTCAACAACTGGCGAGTTACGAAAACAACGCTAAGGTTAGGTAGTAGAATTATAGGAAAATGTATGATGGGGTCTACAAGCAATGCTTTAGACAAAGGTGGCGAAAACTTTAAAAAACTATATTATGATTCGGACGTTACAAAAAGAAACCGCAATGGACAGACTCGCTCAGGACTATATTCTTTGTTCATACCTATGGAATGGAACTACGAAGGATTCATTGATTCTTTTGGAAACCCTGTCTTTGATACGCCGCGAAAACCGATTGAAGGCCCGTATGGAGACCTTATTGAGGTCGGGGTTATAGATCATTGGAACAATGAAGTTGATGGGTTAAAAGGAGACCAGGATGCTTTAAACGAAATGTATAGGCAGTTTCCGCGTACAGAAGAACACGCTTTTAGAGATGAAACGCAAAATAGTATATTTAACCTTGCAAAAATATACGAACAAATAGATTACAATGACGATATATATTCGTCAGCAGGTGTAACGCAAGGTAGTTTCAGCTGGGCAAACGGTATAAAAGATAGCAGTGTTGTATTCACTCCAAACCCAAACGGCAGGTTTAAAGTAAGTTGGGTGCCACCTACAAATCTTCAAAACCGCGTAATAGAGAAAAGAGGAGTGTTATACCCTGGAAACGAGCACGTCGGTGCATTTGGTTGTGACTCATATGATATATCAGGAACAACAGACGGGCAAGGCTCAAAAGGTGCATTGCACGGATTAACTAAATTTAGTATGGAAGAGGCTCCTGCAAATATGTTTTTTCTTGAATATATTGCACGGCCTCAAACAGCTGAAATGTTTTTTGAAGATGTATTAATGGCATTACACTTTTATGGTATGCCAATACTTGCAGAAAACAATAAACCCAGATTATTATATTATTTAAAGCGCAGAGGCTATAGGAAGTTTTCAATAAATAGACCTGATAAAGCATTTAATAAATTGTCTGCTGCTGAAAAAGAAATTGGCGGAATGCCAAACTCAAGCGAAGATATTAAGCAAGCTCATGCAGCTGCGATAGAATCATACATACAAAAATATGTAGGATTAACAGATGAAGGAACGTATGGTCAAATGTATTTTAATGGTACACTTAATGATTGGGCTAAATTCGATCTAAACAAAAGAACAAAGTTTGATGCAGCGATTAGCTCAGGATTGGCTATTATGGCATGCAACAGACACTTGTATTCACCTAAACAAGAAAGACAAAAACTAAGTCTAAGTTTTAATATAGCTAAATATAAAAACGAAGGCATGAAATCAAAATTAATAAATAATTATGGCTGAATCAGTTGTAAAAGGTTATTTTCCAAGCCAAACGCTTAGCGACGCAGAAAAAGCTAGTCCGAAGTTCGGGAAAGACGTTGCTAGAGCAATAGAGCATGAATGGTTTAAAAAAGATTCTGCTGGAAACCGTTTTTATATTAATCAAAATCATTTTCACAAATTGAGATTATATGCACGCGGCGAGCAATCTGTGCAAAAATATAAAGATGAATTATCAATAAACGGTGATTTATCTTATCTTAATTTAGATTGGAAGCCAGTGCCCATTATACCGAAGTTTGTAGATATAGTGGTAAATGGCATGGCTAATAGAACTTACGATATAAAAGCATATTCACAAGACCCATTTGGCGTAAATAAAAGAACTCAGTATATGGAAAGTATATTGAGAGATATGGCAGCTAAAGAGCTTGACTCTTATATC